ACATGAGATAACCAATTACTGCCGTAGCACATGTGCTGGCTATTGATAGGCCTACTTCCAACATGCTGTCCATTGGAACCACCACCTTCCCTGCTATAAATTACCATGTTTTGTGCACGAGCCAAACCACGCCTTCAGCTCCTAACGCTCCTACGCCGTCAGCGGCAATATCGCCCCATTCCGCTGTATGGTTATCATGCCGACTATCATACCATTCCTTTGCCCCCCCTACGACAATCACGTTAAACAATACACGTTGCCATGGGCGCCATTTATTAAACGGCTTATTCTGAGCCATAAATACGCCCACTGCCATGGACGCACCAACATGAGCGTATTTGTCCTCACCGATGGTGTTGGCACGACAAGGCGCAGGGTATAGCCATAGCATGAACGTCATCAGCAGAATTAACATTAGGATTGTAATTACTTTTCTCATGGTAACACCTCCCAATCGTCGGCAAATATATCCCCATTTCTCACGATATATGGCACTCGCTCAACCTGATCACATATCACAAGATAAGGCCGCATCAAGTCCGTATAAGCACATTCGATATATACGCCAGACAAAAAGGCAGGACGGCGAATCTGCCGCCCTGCCTTCACTTGTTCCAGCGCATCGCCGAAAGTCATTATTCCTGCTCCGGATCGTCTTTGTGACTCTCCTTCACCTTGGCTTTTACTTCTTCAGCGAAAGCATTGAATTCAGCCCACTCATCCGGTTTGGTGTCTTTCTGTCTCAGTAAGGCAATCTGGTCATCGATGGAATATTTCGCATCAATGACTGCCGCAATTTCTTCTGCAATCGTCAAACCCTGTTTCTTTTCTTCGTTCGCCATTTTATTTTCCTCCGTTTCTTTAGCTGGCACCTCGGAGCTAATCTTCCGAAAAGGTGCCGAAATAACTCATCTAGCTTTCTAGCAGCCATTATCCCATCTCGTCTGAAGGCATGCCCTTTCCATGACGCATGGGCATTTGAAACTTCTTCTGTGGTCATATTCCCCTCTGCCACAAACTTGGCAAACTTCTTGAGTTTTCGCCTCTGCCGGACTATGCTTTTCCGAGTCAGACGGCGCTTTATTTTGCCAGTATTGGTTAAGGTTATCTTGACCTTTAGGAAGCGCAGGCCGTGTTTGATTTTTGTAATACGAGTCTTTCTGGTATTCAGTTTTATCCCTAACTTAGGACATAACCACATCAGTACCTTCACTGCGCGTCTCGCAGATTCTTTATGCCGGAACAGCATGTATCCATCGTCCATATACCTGCCATAAAATCGTACTTTTAGCCGTTCTTTTATGTAATGGTCTATGGCATTTGGATAAGCTACTGCAGTTATCTGTGACACCTGACTCCCCAAGCCCAGGCTCTTGCCTGTATAGTTTGTTAGGGGATTCCTGCGCCGCAGGCAGGGATTATTTCTCCGGCCTGTGTTCGGGCAACCGAAAGGCACAACGAAACTACGAAGCAGTTCAAGGATTTTCTGCTCACTGAACGCCTTTTGGTAAATTCTGAAGCAATGACGATGCAATATGCTGTCAAAGAAGCTTGAGAAATCAAAGATTACAGCCCAACCATCATTACTGAAACCATTAGCTCGGTAAAACTTTTGCAGGTGTGCTTCCAGTCTGTCCAAAGATTGGTCAATTCCTTTTCCAGGCAGACAGGCACCATTATCATGTATAAGGCTGCGTTGCAATATTGGCACCAAAGCATTATCACATAAAGAACGCTGTACCACTCTTTCCGAGTAATGAATACTACGTATATGCCTGATTTTGCCTCGCTCCATAGTATCAAACTCCACAAATCCTTTGGTTATGTCTTTCCCCTCGTTCAAAGCCCTACGAGTCGACTCCAAATTCCTAAGCAGATTCATTTGATACCTTTGCACGCTGGCTTTCCATGACACACCTTGCCTTGATTTCTTGTGCGCTCTGTAAAGTTGCCGATAACTTATGAGACGTTCAAAGTTATTGCACTGACCGTAGAGCCGTTTCTTCTGAGCTTCCCTTCTTGCTTTCCGGCGGAGGAATCTTGCCTGCCGCCTTTTCTCTATTGATGTCATTATCTTCTCCCTGTCCCATGTACGGTAAATTGTATGCTTAGACTAACCGCATAGTGGCACCGGGCATGAAATCAGCGTAAACATACAAACTGCTGATCATGCACGATAGCGTCCGCCCGGCCACATCATGGGGTATTATTTACCCTGTAATCAGGGATGGTCAATGCGCTCCTTCCAAAAACGGCATGGCTTTCGGCCATTTCGGCTTACTCGGACTAGCCCAGGATAGATATCCTGTTTTTGGAATCAGAGCGGGGCGCACACCCACTGGTTGCTGGCACCGTTGTTGTTGGCGTTGCCGTTGTTGTTGACGTTGCAGAAATTCGTGGCATTCGTCCGGTTAGCAGACAGCTCCCACCAATTGGTCCGACCGCCACCCCAGCAGTTTCAGCGCATTGCCTATAATAGTTCATCTGCCTCATTATGCTGCCCAGAAAATTCTTTAATGAATTTACAGTCCGCTTTGCGCCAACCGCGAAGTAATTGTGCTTCTTTAACTAGAAGTTCCGTCACCGGCTGGAACTTATCCGGATCAGCAGGCAGTGTGTCCAAAATATACTGCAGGTGTTGGAAAATCTGTTCCACATTGATAATAGCCTCTGTCTGATAATCCCGACGCTTTTCCGCTTCCGCTAAAGATTTTGGATAGATGGTATTGGCCGCCGTAATGTTATTCACCAACTTAATCAGTAAATTCGTCATCGGAAAAGTAAATACCGGTCTATAGCGTTTGGGCACTATCTTTTCATTCATCACAAACCGTGTAAGCTCAGCCCGTAGAGTAATGGCTGTATTGTAAAACTCCAAGGCACTTTCACTGCGGAACCGTTTTAGTACACTCATGAGATTTTCCTTTCACCTTTTATCTCCCGCCGCACAAGGCGGCGGGATTGCAATCGATTAACCGATGCGGAAGCAGAGCGGGGCGCACACCCACTGGTGGCTGGCACCGCCGCCGTCGGCGCGGCCGCTGCCGTCGACGACGCAGAAAACCGCGGCACTCGTCCGGGCAGCAGACAGCTCCCACCAAACGGTCCGACCGCCACCATTGCCATTACCCTTGATGATATGTTTGGCACCACCAGCGAAGATCGGATACTGCAGGTTGCAGCCGCCACCGCCGGTACCAAAACCCGGTTCGCTCCAAGTATGATGGCCAAAGACTTCTACCTCAGTCGGCAGCCAAAGTTTGCCGGCATTTGCCCACGACCAACCCGTATCAGCCGATACCGCGCCGCCCGCAGAATAACGCTCTTCGAGCAGGGCACGTTTCGTGATAATAGCACTCTTCAAATCAGACGGCAGTTTGGCATAAACACCATTTGTTTCATCGTTAAGCGTCTGGTATAAAGCAGAAGCCAGCCACGGATGTTTTTCTGCTTCTGTGCCATTATTCGTGTCCGTGGTATTCATCTGTTTGTAGCCACTCAAGCAGTCGCGGGAAATGAAATCCACATGATGGCCCACTTCCTGATCACCGCATTTGCGATACTGGTCAATACCGGCTACTTCCATAACTACTACTTCGCCACCAGTCAACGTGATAGTCTTGTAATCACCGATGTGAATGCCAGTGAAATTACCTGAAACAATACGTGATTTAAGGCTTGCCCAGCTTTCTGTCAGTTCCTTCCCGTAGGGCACACCGCCCTGAAGAAAAGTCTCCTTGAAAAATTCCGTGGCATTAGCTCCAGTTACCCGACCAGTGCCCTGTGAGGAATCTACCAGAAAACTATCATTAGTGGTAAATCCTGTGATGTTCGGCAGTTCATTCGTTTTGATCATTTTCTTTTCCTCGCTTTCTTTATACAGCCTTAACAGCTGCCAACATTATATTATTACGTCCAGCTATATTCTCGCCGGTCTGCATATGCAACGGCAAAGATATTTCACCGGACATAATATCCCGCATGATTTCTGCTCTTGTTTCGAGCATGACCTTATCTGTATATTCCCTGCCTGACCTGTTTAAATCAAGCATGGCCATCATGGTTTCCCCATTTCTATCTACTAGACACTGGCCGTTTTGTGTTGACAATGGCAGACTTAGGTTTCCCCGATACACAGCTTCAGCCAGCTCTAAAATAGCAGTCAGAAAATCTTTTTTCAGGTCAGTTGCTATCTTTTCCAGCTCTGTCTGTGTAACAAAGTCAAGTTTCTTCACAGCTGCTATTCCTATTCCGTCACGGTTAGCAAGAAATGCGCCATTTTTTTCTGCCAGTGGCTGGCTTACCTGCCTTTGCGATATATCCTGCGCCTGAGCATATAGTTCATAAAGGCTTATGCCGCCTCCAGTAACAGTGCCATGTTGCATGTTTACCTCCCTCCTTATAACAGTCTCAGGGCATAAATTTCTATACCACTTCTTGTTGTGATACCTACTTTTGCCCGATTGCCCAGAGGTGTATTCACCTCTCCAGCGATAACAGCATTCGTGAGGTTTTCGATTGCCGTATCCAATTCATTTATGGAATCTTCCACCTCGGAGGCTAGGTCCTGCAAAGCTTCAGATACCGCGACAACAGCATCGCCCGCATTTTCGGCTGTATGGCGGATATCTTTCACGTGGCCGCAAAGTGCCGGTGTTCCGACATCCTGCAGGATTTTATGTTGTGCCATTTCCTCCCCTCCTTTAGGTTGCTGTTCCTGTGATAATAATCTCGTTCGTGAGGTCTTCCAGTTCTGTTCTTAGTTCTGCTATCAAACCTTTGATTTCGGTATCTAGCAGTTTTTCAGCATCATCAAGAGCATCGGCAGCGGTTTTGGCATCAACCGCTGCACTCCTCACCCTTTTCAAATGTTCCGTAAGAACATTCAGGCCCTCACTCGCTAAGACTTTGTGTCTGCTCATGGAGCCTCACACCTCTCAGTCAGCCAACAGTGCGGCAATTTCTTCGGCAGTGTAGTCGCTGATATCAGTATCAACGAGCAGCGCCGTTGCAGCAATGCCACCATCCTGTGCAAAGCCATTAGCATCCGTGGTGCGGATGTTGCCGGCAGTGAAAGTATTGGCAGCCAATTTCTGCTGAACATCAGCAGCTGCGACACCGGAATCGGTGAGCTCACCATTGGCGTTCAGACCGGCCAAGTTACCATTAGTCGCATTTGCAACCTTGGTAACGACGTTGTCAGCAGCTACACCCGTGTCGGTCAGTTTACCGTTGGCATCAAGACCAGCCACATTACCAGCCGTTGCGCCAGTAACCTTGGTTACAACATCATCTGCAAGAATACCGGCGTCTTCTACCCCACCGTCTGCGGTCTGCTTAACCAAACCGGCCGTGGTACCGCCGGAAATCTTTTCCATGTAGCTAGAAAGGTCAACGAAGTTTGCAAATACGTTGTATTTGTAAACCGGGGATTCAGCCGTACCAACATTTACAATACCGACATCAGCGCCAGCCTTATGCTTCTTGCCGGCACCTTCGACGAAATCAGCCGTCGTGGTGAAAGCGTCGGAAATGTTGTAAATGAAGCCTTCGTTAGCAGCAGCCAGAGCGGGCAGGTCTGCGAAGGCCACAGTGCCACCCGGTTTGTAAACGGATGCAATCTTAGCATTGATGGCATTCGTGACCTGAGCCTCGGTCTGATAATTACTGTCATTGGTCAGGTCGCTGACCTTGGTGGGCAGCTGGGACTTTTTCGCAAAAGTCGCTTTCAATTCCGCAGTCAAGTTATCGATAGTAGTTTTAGTTACCAGATTTTTAACAGCCATTTTCTTTACCTCCAATTTTCAAAACAGATAATCAATCATCATGAAGGATTCTTCTGACATCTTCCATGACTTCCTCTTCATTTGCCAAATCGGTATCGTCCATTACCGTATTCAGGTCAACAGACAGTGTCCCGTCGGATTTGACTTGCAAGTTGCTGCCAACTTTTACTGCACCCAAGGTCGATTCCGTGGCAATTGGCAAAATATCACCACCACCGCCGCCACCTCCTTTCGTAATAAATACCATCAACGTGGCATTGATTGCCGCATGTGGTTTTGTTTTAGCGTACAGGGTAATCCCTCCGTCCTCCACGCCTGTCACAGACGACAGTCCGCAAAGGCTTGCCTCTTCCTGACTATCCGGCTGGATAATGATTTGTACAGGAGTTTTTTCCCTGACATTTTGATGAGTTATGCTTAATCTATATCTATAGACACCATTCACTATTTGCCAGCCTGCTACAGGAATAACAATATTATCCCTAAGCGTGCCAATTCCGGTAACAGCATCATAGAGCCAATCAACATTGTGTTCCGGATCGTCATAAGCTGAAGTAGCAATTTTCCTGGCCTGCCAGACAACGCTGCCGTCCAGCTTCGTATCGCCAACATTCAATCCGGAAAAATCTTGTGCCGTAACCGCTGTTGTACCGGCAGTCACAGCCTCCAATACCAGTCCATTTTTCAATGTGGGCGTATTTAAAATTTCTCCTTTTTGGTAGGCGCATTGTCTGGTGCAAGTATGCGTTACTCTGTTCAGCGTATTTACATCCACCAGCCCGGTAACGTCAATTTGTGCCACCACAGTTGTGGCATTTGCCACTTTCACGTCCATAACATAAGTTATAGATGTGCCGACTTTTGCATTTGCCGGTATCCAGTCAGGCTGACTATCCAAAGCAATCAGATAAAGGATTTCGCCAACATCAGGATCTTGCGCAAATACCCCCCACTCGCGGCACCAAAAACCATGTGCAACCGTATTCACCAGCAAATTACCAGTTATCATACAATTTTCACCGCTGACTTCAGCAGAACATAAGCCAAACGAAACTTCCGGTGCGACCAAATCGGTCAGATTATCCACCTCAACAGAGGTTTCATGCCCACTACCTAATTTCATTCTGGTAATATTCAAAGGTGTTCCCGCTTCCACTTTAGCCTGCAGCCTGCGCCCGGCAGCAGTCAGGGCATAACCTGTAGCATTCCAATCAGACATTCTTATCACTCCTCATTTTTTCCAAGTACAATTTTCTTGTGACAGCTTTGTAAACTGCCTGTATAAGCCATTGTTTCTGCCCTTGCCACATTTATCTGACGAGGGCTATTCACATAGGTCTTGTGAATGCTTTCCGTACTTGTCATGCAGCCAACAACACTTACACTGCCTCCATCTGACTCAATGGGGCCTGCCACATGTACCTTGTGGGTTCCCTCTATCCCCGCCATGTAGGCTGCAATATCAACATTGCCACCCACAGGCTCAATAGGACCTGCCACATGCACCTTGTGAGTTCCCTCTATACTTGCCATGTAAGTTGCAATATCAACATTGCCGCCTACAGGCTCAATAGGACCTGCCACATAATTTTTGTGAATGGATTTCTTGTGGTTCAAATATGCTGTAATCCCCAGGTTCGTATCCTTTGCATAATTCGGACCTGCAATGTGTGTTTTATGCCAAGATGGTAAAACAGCATAATACGTACTCACATCAACCCTGCGCAGAAACCATATCTCATCCAACCAGCTGCGCACATTCTTGGTCATATTTATGGCTCTGAGCACCATATTGATTACGTCTTCATCCACATGATTGGCCGTGATATTGATTACCCTAAAATGAAAAGGCTGTCCATTGTACTCAAACCACTCTTCTACTTTGCAGCCGCCCCAGACTGTCTCCACCATTTCTGCCACAATTCCTTTGGTCCCTTTGCGCATATGCCAGCGGGTAGAATTCTTCACCAGTGCCCGCTTGATGTCCAGCGGCAGGGAATCATCGTAGAAGTCCACATGCAGACTGCGAGCCAGTGCGTCTACAATATCGCTGGGCAAATCTTCAATGCGGGGATAAAGCAGTGTCAGCTCACTTAATGTGTTTATTTTTCGCAAAGCTTCATCCACGGTCTGCGCCACTTCATTGAGATTCTTGCGATTGATGGAGGTGGGAAGTCTGGCGGCAATTCTATCATTGTTAATGTTCATTCGTCCTCACTCCCCGCCATTGTTACACTGATATTGACTGGCTTTGCAATCTCTATCTCATGCAGCACGGTATGCACTGGGGATTCAATAATTACGCGCTTTATACCTGGTATTGCATAGATAAGGCTTTGCAATTTATCCGGCGTGATATCCCTGCCCAGAGACCCATATTGCCATGTAATATAATCATTTACTGCTGCGGCAACCTTGGCCTGCACAGTTACCGCACTGGCATCCGGCAGGATGTAATACTTAGCGTTTATGTCGTAATTCACTACCTCCGGAGCCACCACTTCAACAAAATCCGTCAAGGGTCGTTCTGTATCAGCATTCAAAGCCGCCAATACATCCGCAAGGATTTCCGCGCCGGGAATACCACCGTTCTTCAGCATCACGACATTACGCACAACACCAGCACTGGGCGAGTATGGATAAACATCGGCTATAGCACTGTTCACCGCCATAGCCTTGGCTCGGTATGCTCCGGCAGGGCCAGCCACGCTTAAAGATTCCGGTGCTTCCCAGACTCGTTGTCTGAGCGCATCGTCCTCTTCAACTTCTGCCCCGCCTTCTGACTTGGTGATATTGGTCATCTCTGTTACATAAGGCACAGGGTCAACGATAGTATTGATTTCGCCTATAACATAATCGTTGCCAACTGTACCGATTTCTGTGCAGGTAGCCGCTACAATGCCTTCTGTTTCCCCGGCGGCAATTACCAAGTCTTTATCTGTGGCAAAATAGATATTATTGCCAGGGCTGACTCTTGTCCCCGCGGGAATCACGGTTTCCCGTTCCCTGACTGTTGATAACACCGCCTTAATCGTAACCGTAGCAGGGCTGGCTCCTATGCGTGTAATCCATGCATTAGCGGCCAGTCCGTCCAAACAAGTTCCTGTGGAATGTTTGATGAGGTTTTGCCTGCCTGTGTCATTAATCTTGTTCAGCAGACGAATAATAAGGTCTACAATGAACAGGATAAACAGCCTAATGGGATCACCTTTTTCCACGCTTCTTCCTGTTATTGTGGTGTAAAGCGTAAAAACCTCTGCTTCTATCTCTTCTGCATTAAGGTCAACAAAATTCACGTCAGGTATATCACTAAGTTTCATTCACGCTCACCTCCACAGTGGGAATCAGCCTTCCTGTTTCTTCTCCTTTGAATGTAATAGACTCAATAACAGCCCTCGTTTCATACTGTCTGATGGCACGGAATATTTCATTGGTTACTTTCGCTTTTGCGACATTGATTGGCAAATCCACTACCGAACCATCTATGCCGAATTCTCTATCCATGGGGATGGAATATTTTATGGTGGTTATGATGGTGCGCACATTCTGAATTACTTCTGCCGCCACGCTTTTGGGGGCAAAATCAATTTCGAAAGCATCATCGCCATTCACAATGTACGACATAATCAATCACCTCCCAGCACGGAACTTTCAGCGCCGTTATTACTGCCGTAAGAAAGCGTAATTGCTTTTTCCTCTGTTTGATTGCCTTCCTCATATTCGGTGAGGGTAATCTGAACAATGCATTGTTGTAATTGTCCATCCACAGTCCAGTAGCAATCCCCTTCTTTGAGTGAATCCAGCCGCCAACTATTCTGTGCAACCGGTCTGCCGCCAATTACCAAAGGAAATACAGCTCCCATATCGCGCATCTTGCGCAATTTCTTTAGCTGGCTGGCAGGGTCAATCCCGTGGTCATCGTCAAGGATAATGGAAAAGGAGAGTTTTTCTAATCCGGGACCACCGAACTGGCTGACCGGCTTTCGAAGTAAAAGATTATGTTCTGCCCACCGTCCGGAAGCTTCACGTTCAAACTTCGTAGGTGTCAGCATGTGATACGCTGATACCGCAAAGACAATATCCCCCATATAGCCGATATACATAGCCGCCCGCCTCCTTTCTCGCTCATCCGCCGATAATTACATTGGGACTTCCCTCTGCCACGCTGCCACCACAGCTCACAGAATCGTCTACGCGTCCTGCCGGTATTCCGTTGATAAAGACACTGCTGCTGCCACTGGAAATCACACCACCATGAGGTGGATGCACGGGACAGCCATGAGCAGGATATGCATCACCTACCCGTCCGGCACCTTTACCATTGATGAACACATTCGGACTACAGCCGAATAGCCCCCGCGGTGGGCAGGCATCATGTCCCGTGTCATTATCACCTTGCCTTGTTGCAGCTGGCATAAATTCACGTCCTCCCTATGTGCCCGAATCGGGCACATCAATTCAGTCTTATCTCTGGTGCTGTAATCTTCAGCGATTGCGATGCATGAATCTCCATAGCACCGCCTTTGTTGACAATGTAGCTGCCGTCCTTATACCGAATACTGCGCGTATCCGGGTCACTTTCTTTTGGCGGATCGGCATCGCTATAATGTGCTCCGATGACAAATCCTTCCCCCGGGCCATTGCCGCTTGAATTTGGTAAAAGAATGCACAACACAGCATCATCAATGGCCGGCATCCAATAATCCTTGGTTCCTTTTGTCCCCCGACTGATCACATACAGTTCTGCCGTTGTCCGGTCTTCCTGATCCGGCCTTTTTACCACAACCGTTCCCGGCTGCTTGCCATAGGATGAGACAATGCCAATAAATATATATTGGGAAAGTTCCCGGAGTAATGAATCAGTACCCATCGAGACACCTCCTGATGTCAATTTTTGTTGTATAGCTCTCACCCTGAATATCATGTGTCACTTTCGTAGCCAAATACTTACCATCAAAGTGACCGAAATTCTGCATAGCGATAACCTGTCCGGCGGCAAAATTGTGATTGCCAATCGTCGAAAAACTACCTGTCACAGCCTCTTTGTTTGCTTCACGCAATTTCTTTTTAGCCAGCCGTTCTGCTTCAGCTTTATCCTCAACTTGTTCACGAACCATAAGGACACGGCCTTCCTTCTTGCCTGGAACTGTAAACTCACCCTCGATAGTCTCTTTCTTCTTGCCTTTCTGATACTTAACCTGGCACTTATAGTAAGTGTCTCTCGTTTTTGCCCGGAAACTGTAGTCCAGCAGCCAGCGTAAAGGCATGGTCTTTTCGTCCAGTTCTGCCTTTGCTCCCGGCTTATACACCGTGATTACCGGGTCTGCCTGCTCAAATTTGGCATCATCAAAGATTACAATCTGCTCAGCCATGATTTTCAGGCTCATTCCGTGGTCTTTGCAGATTTTCAATAGGAATTCCAAATCCGATTGGTCAGCCTGTTCTACATGGTCAAGATTCGGATTTTCTGCGCATTCCCACATGAGTTTTAGCCCATTCTGCTCGCAAATATCCGCCGCGGCTTTCCAAACCGATATCTTCTCCCATGTCTTATTTTTACGCGTTCCTCGCAGGCTGGAATTACCGATAATCGAAATTCCCTTTATTCTCACGGTGGACGGATAGCCTACGGCTTCAATTTCATCAATTTCAAACTTCCCAACCTTGAAAATCGTTTCTCCATCTTGCAAGGTTGTGCGATTATATGTATGGAGGGTAATATTCAGCATATTTCCCTCCCCTTCTGGAAACCAATCTTTCAACCAAATCTGTGCCCGATCTTCCAGTTCGATACTTATATCATCTGCAGTATCCGACAAATTATCGTTGTAAGACATTGAAATAAAATATTTGCTGATATCCTCTGATATATCATTTTCTTCTTTGCTACCAGCAGCAATATACTTTATCTCCAGCCAGGTACGGCGAGATAACGCTGAACCATCCGGCACTCCTGTCCGCCACTTATCCAGTGGGTTTTTGTACTCTACCATAATCTCACCGCCTCCAAGGAGGTAATATACTGGAAGTTTCTAAATCAGGCTCTGGACAAATAATCGTCACTCCCGCTGGGAATATAGCCATATCCTTCAAATCCTCATTGGCTTCCAGCAGCTTAGATATATAGGCTTCCTTGCCATATACCTTGTAGGCAATCAAGTCCCACATATCCCCTTGAATTGTCGTGTACGTTTTACGTGGCAAGCGAAGTCCTCCTTTGATTATGATTGTAGTCAGCCATCATACTACTGAATTCACGTTTCAATTCACGCATCAGCTCAGCTTTCAGTCTTGATAACTCATTAGACATTTGTGATACCGTATTACTGTCCGCATTGCCGTTAATGGTTATTTGCGGATTGAAATTGATTTCGAAACTACTTGTCGTACCAACCGGTTCCATCGCAACTGGAGCAGCCTCTATTTGTGCCTCCGTCGGTGGTGCCAGGATATCCGATATCAACCCGATATCCAGTGGCAATGCCTCCACCGTATTCATAATCGGTGGTAACTCAGGCGCCGGTATGATGGACGGCGCTACATTCGCTATGGATTTTACCTCCGGCGGCAACGCTTCTACCGTGTTCATTATCGGTGGTAACTCAGGCGCCGGGATGATGGACGGCGCTACATTCGCTATGGATTTTACCTCCGGCGGCAACGCTTCTACCGTGTTCATTATCGGTGGTAACTCAGGCGCCGGGATGATGGACGGCGCTACATTCGCTATGGATTTTACCTCCGGCGGCAATGCTTCTACCGTGTTCATTATCGGCGGTAACTCAGGCGCCGGGATGATGGACGGCGCTACATTCGCTATGGATTTTACCTCCGGCGGCAATGCTTCTACCGTGTTCATTATCGGCGGTAACTCAGGCGCCGGGATGATGGACTGCGCTACATTCGCTACAGCATTTACCTCCGGCGGCAATGCCTCCACCGTGTTCATTATCGGCGGTAATTCAGGGGCCGGTATGATGGACGGCGCTACATTCGCTACAGCCTTTACCTCCGGTGGCAATGCCTCCACCGTGTTCATTATCGGCGGTAACTCAGGCGCCGGGATGATGGAGGGTGTCGCCCGCAGTGGTACACTGGAATCTTTCGGTAGAAGGCCTAGTATCTCGCCGGCTTTACTCCAAAGAGAAATTGCCCGCTTGCTGCCATCCAGAGGAATTGCTGCTTCTGCGCTTTCTTCAGCAAAAGTTGTCAAGAATGTTCCTTTGTTATAAATGCCACCAGCCGCATTATGGGCTACATTTGGGGCCGATGTCGTGACATTGACATTCAGCCCTGCACTAAACTGTGCAGAAATCTGTGCCCATGCCTGGGATAGTCTATCCACCACAACCTGAGCCATCTGGTCAGCCCAATTGGCAATATTCTCGTAAGCCTGCTGCCCCCATGTATTTGCCGCCTGTATAAAGGCATCTGCTCCCGGTTGGCATTTGGTTGCCAGCTGAGAAAACTCCTGCACCATCGCATCCGTTCCTTGCTGCGCCATCGGTGGCATCTGCTGGAAAGTAGTCTGTGCCTGTGTGGGAATCTGCTGCATATTGACTCCCACAGCCTGCGCCGCCGCAGCCGCCTGTTCTCCCATTCCGGAAAAAGCCGTTTGCCCCGTAGCAGGCATCTGTTGCAGTAGCTGGTTCAGCTGTTCCATATGGCCGGCAGTCTGTTGTGCTGCTGCTCCGCTTTGCTCAACATTTGCTGATAAAGCCTGTGCATTCGCCGACGCTTCTGCAGTTGCCTGTGCCGTTTCCTGCGCAGCCTGTGCAGTTTGCATCATTCCCTCATCCGGCATGTAATCAGCTGTCACCTGCGGTAAAGCTTCCCTGCTCTTTGATGCCAGTTCAGCCTTTTTCTGTACCTCATCGGCTTTACCCATGAGCGTATCAAACATATCACTGATACCACCGGCAATGGTCTTGAACGTGCCAACCGTGCCGCCCAGGAATCCATCTACGGCCTGTCCTGCACCGCTCCATGCTTTCTGCCAGTCACCGGTAAGGATGCCCACAATGATGTTGACTACGCCACCGATAAACTGCGCAACGGAAGCAATCAGGTTCATAATCACGGAAATAGCCGTACCTACCACACCAGCAGCAATGTCAAAAGCCACGCCAATGGCAAAGCCCACATTGTTGATAATGCCCAGAATCCAATCTGCAGATGTAGCAGTTCCTCCAGTTACACTGTTCCATGCAGCAAGGATTCTATCGACCATATCACCAAAAGCTGCTTTAATCCGCGCTACCTGAGCTGATATTGTACCGGAGATGTGATTCCAAACGACGGTGGCGGTTTCTTTGATATTATTCCAGTTTGCAGCCAGTATTGCGATTACGGCGATAATGGCACCGATGGCCAGAATAACTGGCAAGCCAACTGTAGCTAAAGTTGCCATGATTCCAGGAAGTGCTGCAAAGGCTCCCGATATCAATCCTGGGATGGCCATAAACGCCCGTCCTATCATAGCGGGCATTCCCATTGCTGCCGTTTTTACAGTCGATAGCCCGTTCTTCATTCCGCCCAGTAAGGTAGTTACCGTGGTTATTGGATTGCGCAGTGCATTCATTGAGGCACCCAGATAGGCATTTGCCCCGGCCTGCAGCATTGTTGCCACAGTTGCTATTCCGGTCTTTGCTGCCAGCAATGTTTCCGAAGTAGTTACCATCATGATAGAAGAGCTTATAAACCCCCAGCCGGCAAAAGCAAGCTGTACACCTGCCGCAGCTATCATAATGGCAGACAATGCAGCGGCTGCTATTCCTGCCGCCATAGCTACTTCTTTATGCTCCTGCAACCATGTTGACATAGTTGAGGCCATAGGCGTGATTGCCTCTGCCACTGCCCTAACAGTTGGCAGGAAAGCACTCCCCAACGCATTTTTCACTGCATCTGTAGCACTGTCCAAAGCAATCATTGCGCCCCTGGTATCATCATTCATGGTATGAGCGAACTGCTTGGCATATCCATCGCAATCGCGCAAAGCATTTCTGTATTTATCGAAAGTGTCTCCACCCTGTTCGATAATATTCACCCAGCCGGATGCCGCATTCGCGCCAAAGATAGCTCCAATAGATGCCAGCTTTTCTTCGCGGGAAAGTCCTTTCATTTTTTCCTGCAACTGTTTGATGATATTGCTCATCTTCTCCATTGGCGGAGCATTTTCGTCAAACTCTACCCCCAGCCCTTTCAAAGCTGCTTGTGATTCCAAAGCCATTGCGGTAGCGTCCGACACGCTTATGCCTAAAGCCTCCATTTCCTTGGTGGCTTTCTTCGGCGGCCCCGACAGACGCAGCAGGCCCATTCTAAGCGCAGTGCCTGCCATTGAGCCTTTAATGCCTGCATTGCCCATCATCATGGTCATGGCAGCAGTATCTTCAAGAGAAGCGCCAAAAGCGGCCGCCACAGGTGCCGCATACTTCATTGTTTCGCCCAAAGATTCCAGATTGACATTGGCATTGGTAAGAGCATAAGCGTAAACATCCATAAAATGTCCTGCCTTCTCCACCGGTACCCCCATAGCAGTCATATTGTCGGATACAATATCTGCAGTGCGGGCCAAATCTGTGCCAGCTCCAGCAGCAAGGTCGAGCATCCCCGGCATGGTGCCGTAAATCTGCTCAGTCTTCCACCCTGCCATGCCGAGATACCCCATTGCCTCAGCTGCTTGTGTCATCGTAAACTGCGTGGTTGCACCCAGCTGTCTTGCTTGGTCTTCAAGCTTTTTCATATTGGCATTTACAGAGTCAAAATCTCCCTGGCGAATCAGACCGGATTGTGTGAGTGCTTTCACCTTGCTCATGGCGTGTTCAAACTCCATAGCATTTTCAATGGCCCCGGCAAAAGGACGCATAACCGTCTGCGCAGTGTTGATACTTCCTTGCATATTGCCATAAGCATTAAACATATTCTGCTGTGCTTGACTATTTTTGGCTTGTGCCTGTCGTCGAGCATTCAGCTGTTCCTGCTCCTTCGCCGCTCTAGCTAAAGCATTGGTGGTTTGCTGGATTTCCTGCCGTAAGCGGATTTCATTCTGTGCCAGATTTTGCGTCGAATATCCGGCATTCGCCATGCTTGTTCTTATGCGTTGAAGTTCCGCTTGCTGTGCGGCAAGTTTTTCTTTCAGCCCCGCAGCTTGATTTTTAGCTTGTTCAAAAGCCCTGCCAGCCGCTTTTGTTGCCAGTTCGCTTTCTTTCAAAGCGGCTTTCAGTGCTTTTGCCTCGCTATTCATCTGCCGCCATTCGGCATTAGGGATTTTCCCTTTTAATGATTGCAGTGATGCAGCCATCGTGGCATGTTTTTGCCGCAATGCCTCTGTTGCCGCCTGGGATTGTCTGAGTTGTGCAGCATACCGATTTGCATTAGCCTGCGCTGAAGCAAAACTATTGCCTGTATCGGCAAGTGACTTCTTCAATTCACCAAACCTTGCGATATTGGCCTGAATCCCTTTTAGTTCGCCCATGCGCTGCATCAATTTTTGCGGACCTTGTGCCGCCTGGCTAACTTCTTGAAGTTTTCTTTGCAGATTTCCGGCTTCGGAGATAGCCTGGCGCATGGAGTCCGTATATACTTTGTCAAGCTTGCCCTTTATAGCAATGGCAAGTTCTAATAATCTTCCAGCCACTACGCAAAACACCTCCGATATGTTATAATCTAAGTAAGAGGTAATTGAAAATTGGAAAGGGTGTGAGGATAATGTCGATTTACACTTTTATATGGAGCGCTCTCCGTAATCCCGACCCTTATGATGCTTGTTTTTGGGGAGCTTCTGAGCACCCTCACTATCATGATTGTAAAAACTGTACTCACTTCACCGATAAGACCTGTGAGTATGGTTCAAATCAGACAACTCTTAAAGATCTCCAATCTGCTATCGCTGAAGGAAAGGTGATGCTTGACTCTTATCCAAAATTAAAACCAAATAGATTGCCATAATCTGCCGCCCGCAAGGGCGGTTTTTTTATCTTCTGCGGCTGTGGTATCTGGCTTTCGCCTCTGCCTCAGCCTGCTTCTGCATCTTGCGTTCCAGATTAATCTCATCATTCATGGTCTTTACCCATGCATAGAAATCGCCAATTGGTTGCTCCAAGAAGTAGTCAATCGGCGATTTCGTATACTTGGATAACCGCATTGCAGAAGTCCTTATTTCACGGATTACCCCGCATTGTTTAAAAAACGGCTCACCCGTGTCGTCACGGCCATGAAGTCAGGGCCAGACAAGTTAATAATGTCGTCATAGCGCATTCCTGCAGCAGCCGCCGCAACATGCGCCTGATAAACCATGGAAAGCTGAGGAACCACGATAGTATTATCTACTTCCTTGGCTTTCTTTTCGCACATCAGGAGCGTTGCCCCCTTGATTTTGCTAAAGTCGAAAACAATGGAGGGCCGACCATTAATTGGATTAGACAGTTTTATAGTATTTTCACCATCTACCTTTGGTTCATCAGCCACGTTCATGTTTTCATTTACAGATTCATTTTCCTCTGTTTTAGCAATTTTCTTTTCCTCTGCCATGATATTTATCCCCCTCTAAAAATCAATTCATACCGATATTCCTACGGGTCTTGGCCATGAGGTCAATACCGTTGATTACCGTCTTATAGCCGTATTTGTCAATCTCAACAATAGCCTGGCCATTTACCTCAATCTTGATGTAATGTACCTCAATCGTGTTCGAGCTATCTGAAGTATTCATCGCTTCAAAAGTGCCCGGTGCATAAGCTTTTGCCCGCCCACGCAAGCTGACGATAATCTGGTCTTCCACATAATCATTGGCACCATGATCAAAATTCTGAATGCTGCCGTAGATTTGGAGCGATACCGGATTGCCGCCAGCCATGCGCAACCCTGTCACATGAGGAGTACGCCAGTTAAGGGTAAGCTCCAAAGAGCCAAAATGACCACGCACTGGAGCATCTACTTCACCAGACAATCCCACGCCCGTGATGGAGGTAGTGCTGGATGCCAACTCCGGCAAATCCACATTGGCAATGCCAATCATATTGTCTTCGCCGTCCCAATAGACTCTTGCTTCCTGAAGCATTTCAGGGACTTTATTTACAGCCATCTTTTTTCACCTTCTTCCTATGCTGCTTCAAAGAGCGCCTTGAAATTGTCAACGTTGTACTCAAAGATACATTCGCACTCCTGCATGGGCACTGGCGGCGTAATGTAACTGTGTACACGGATAATCCCCTGCGTGAGGTCAGTGAGCGGATTTTCACTCTCAAGGAACTGAATGTCAGCTCCAATTAAAAAGCCTCTCGCTACAAAACCATTCAAACGCACCATCTCGCTGTCGACAATACTCTTGATAAGGCGGGGCATAAGCGGACGGTCAACTTTTTGCCAGTAACTGAGGATGAATGTCTGATACTGCCAGTCAAAGAACCGGCGTACACAGATGAAGCAGTCCTTCGGGTCAGTAACCGACGGATATGCTCCGGTGTAATTTCCCCAGCTCTTCCAACCGCCATTGAAGTTGAGTGCCGTTATAATGCCCTGAGCATTAAGCATATTGGCCTGATCTAAAGTCAATGCCACCTCCGTGCCATCAGCAAGACAAGCACCGGTAGCCTGCATGGAAAGATTAGAGGGTGATTCATAGGGCACATCATCATTGCGCGCATCCATTACACCAATAATCCCCAGCAAATGTGTGGACATATGATAAATCGCATCACCATTACGCACACAAGGCCAGCAGACCAGCTGATTGACACCTGTGTAATTGTTGTTGTTCTTCCAGACGTTGACCTTGGAATAGCTCTTGACTTCTTTCGTATCCACGTCCGTCAATGCTATGCAGCGGAACAAACCGCAAAGCGTAAGTGCTTTGGCTTTGAGCACTGCTGCCACAGTTGGATCTTGCGACCATCCGGGAGCGGCAAGTATGCCCGGAACCATGGAAAAAAGCGTGTAGATAGCACTTGCCCATTCCAGCCCCTTGACTTCCCCGGACTGGCTCACGCCGCCAATGATATCCATTGCAGTTACTTTTGATGCATCCACCTTATCATAGCTGACAGCAAAACTTTCCAGACCACTATCAGGGCCGCCTGCAATATCCGTGATAACCAGTTCGCCGTCATCATTGAACTCGGCAATGTAATCCTCATTTTCCACCAGTTTAGTACCGCCAATGCCATCTTTAACCACTAATGTGGACTTGATAACAGGGTCGGTGATGGTGGCTACACCACTTACGAGAGGAACGGCCTTTTCCGGTTCAGCAGTTTTATGCTTCGTAGGATCAAGCACGTTGATAAAGATAATGGGCTTCACGCCGTAGAGCCGGAACTCGCTGAACATGCTTTCGCAAAGTGTAAAATCTTTCCAGTTTCCGCTATACCCCAATGCCTTGACGGCTTCGCTGTACTCATAGCAGATAACCGGCTTGTTGACATAAGCCTGCGGGTCATCCGTAAGATGCACCGGAGCCGTTCCCCATACGACAGGCAGTCCGGCTGTGGTATTTACCGGAGGAATTAAGGAAGTTGGCACTTCCGATGCCTTTATTCCATGAAAATAAGCCATAATCACTTACCGCCTTTCTTTTTGAATTCTTCGCTTGCCCGCTTGTAATACGTATTGCGGGGCGAACCTGTGCGTCCAATCTCGCGACGCGCCTGATCCAGTCTTTCCGGTGGTACAAAAAGATGTTTCAAGCTGGGATGTTCTTTATACACGGCAGGAACGCCATCCGCGAAAATGGTAAATGTGCTATGCAGCACCGTCCCTTTAATCGGCGGGCCTACATAGATAACCGGCTGCGCACTTTCCTGCTTTTTGGCAGTTTCCGTTTTCGCCTGCGGTGTGTCCTTTGTTTCTTTTGTGGTTTTAGCCATTATCTTCACCTCTTCCAACTATTCATTCGAGCAAGAAATTTGGGATTGCTGGGCTGTTCAAGGTAAACAGCAAAGTCGATTCTTCCTTCCCAGAAAGGAAATGGCTGCTCATCGGGAATGAATGTTTCCATGGCATCATCCTCGGTGAGCTTAATTTGATACTTGGCATTAATCGGATTGTTGGCCAAAAGCTGATAGCGCATGAACTGTAACAGGTGATACAGGGATTCACACCCTGCTTTCCTGTCATTGTCAAAGGTAGCAGCATATATAACCATCTTGGCCAGAGTATACTTTTCCCCGTCCTCTATCATCAAAGGGCGGACAACTACTGCCGGGACATGTTTTTTCATATCCTCGGCTTTAGCTTCCCTGGGCAGGAATCCGGCGTATGCATGATAGGGTTTACTTTTGGATAAATCCCCCGCATTTATTTCCTTTTCGCTGTACTCCTGAAACCTCTGATTCAGAAATTCCGCTATAACTTTGGCAGCGCCCCATGGAGTCTCCATGTCTTACCCTCCCATCAGACGGCCAACCTCATGCCGGATGCGTTCCTCATACTTCTTCATAGCAGATTCTGTAATCTCATTTTTAATTGCATCATTGCCAAAAAGCTGAGGCACGGCAGGGCCAAAAATACGCTCAATCGGCAAACGGCTCTTGCCGCTGCGCTTGAAGAACGTATTGCTATAGGCAAAAGAGCGAGGCACGATATCTCCTGAACCTTTTTTGATGGACACAAAGACTCCGCCCTTGCGCTTCTTTGCCTTATAATGTCCGGCACTTTTGCGCGGCCCTGCAATCTTCAGTACAGCACCGTCTTCGACCGTGCGAATACTTGTAGCTGACTTGATAGATGCGGCATCAATGGTATAGGTCTTGCGCACATGTTTTGTGCCAATCGTCTTGGCGTGTGTTGCCGCCCGCTTGGCTGCCCTTGATATGGCCGCATGAACCTTGTCACCACTGAGTGCTTGCAGCTGTTCTTCCAGTGCCTTGGCACTTTCCCGGGAGACTTCAATCTCAATCATGATTACCAGCCTCCTGCTCCATCAAGACCGCTGATATTGGCTTTCAGATTTATGGTGAGCATTCCCATGTGTTCCACACAGGAATCCACCAAGAATTCTTCCTCATCCAGTGAAAACAACTGGTCTTCCACTGGCATTTCACCAATATCAGCCTTTTTGACATGGATAGTGACGACAATACTATGGACAGCATCATAACCCTCGTAATCCCTGCCAACCTGCAAGCTTTCCTTACTGGTTGGGCTTTCCACTATACAGTTGCAAAGCGTCCCGTTCAGGTCATGCTCATCGGCAAATTCTTCGAGGTCCAGGAACACATCGTCCATATCCTCCGTCACCATCTCTTTGAAGGCACTCATTTTTTCTTTCCTTTGTCGCCCTTGTTGCCTTTGCCCGTCTGCATTGCAGCGTCCGGGTCGAGGGCAGGAAGGCCGTCACCGGAATCTTCTCCAGCATCCTCTGTGCCCGAATCGAGCACATCGTTTTCAGCGGGGATTCCTTCATCTGCCGGTTCATCTGTGCCCGATTCGGGCACATTGCCCTGATAGAACGAAAAATCACCGCTGGAACGAGCCACCAGCCGCTTAGCTTCGTTATTATCCGCAACGGATATCACGCTTCCTGCGCCATACAGTTGGCCATGGAGGGAGATAAACCCCTTGTTTATAATAATCTTTGCCATCGTACTCATCCTTTCGCCTTGATAAGTGCCCAATCATCTGCCCAGGTCGGAGCAAGCAGGAAACGGCTGTACATGGTCAGGGAAATTTCCTGACTGTTCTTGTCGCCATTGTAGTAAGGCACATACTGGCCACTGTAAGTATCATAGCCAATGCCAGAATCATTCAGCAGGGTAACAGCCCCATGGAGTTGCCGCCCGCGTCCCGGGTTGGCGATGATGACGGAATCCGGATCAAGGAAGGGTTTCACCGTGCCATCATCATCCGTGTAGGTTTCTGCATAGCTGTAGATTTCCAGATTCAGCGACTGCAGCAAGCCGATACGGCGAATCTGTGGGCTGGTGAATCTGGGGGCCAGTGCCAGCATGGCCAGGTTCTCCCGGTTCGGGATAGAGAGCCACTTGGAAATGGTCGTGTTGTTGATGAGATACTTTTCGATGTTGGAACCGCAAAGCATCAACGTCGGAATCATTCCGGTGCGCTCCTGAATCATTTCGCTCATCTGCTTGATATTGCCATAGATATCTGCCCCGGCATTATCCCAGGTGTCTCCACCGGTGGGGGTAAGCTTCTGGTCCCAGCCAGGGAAGGAAACCGTATCCAGTACCACAGTCTTACCATCATCGGCATAGCCCTCGATGACGCACTGGCCGGTGGTGAGAATATCCGCCGCCATCTTGTTCTTGCGGTTGATAATCATATCCCGCAGCTCTACCAAGTCACGGGCCTGCAATTCTGCAGCTCTCTGGGCCGGCGATTTCGTGGAGAAGACGGTCTCGCCAAAGGTACGATGCTCCAAATCCTCCGGCGTGATTACCCGGCGAGGTGCTACCATCGGTGGCGTATACGTTTCAATCCACGAATTTTCACGCGCCATATTTACGCCACGGCCACCTTTTACGACAAAAGGTGCCAGACGGCGGCCACCTTTCTTATATTCCACCATAATCTTGCTGCTCACGGTGGGTGCCGGCATCTGCGGAAAGAATGTATCGAGCAGAAAGCTGGCCGGCGGTTTGATGCGTTCCATTACCCCCATTAGGGAAATGGTGTCATTGTAATCAATCATCGGCATTTATATTCCCTCCCTTGGTTATTTCAACGATGTAAACAGGATATTGCGCAAACGCAGTTCCGCCTCGTGGGCTTCTACCGTGTCACCTTCCGCCAACACGATTTTCTCACGGTTGAAACGTCCGGACACGTAGACCGTGCCTGCAGTATCTTCCCCTGCTTCTGTCAGATCAATATCGTCTTTCAACACATAATCCGCTACGCCACCGGCTGCAGTCTGTGTTGATGCTGTCTTCTGTTCGGTGATAAGCATGCCTCGTTTATAAGCTGTGCCTTTTTTGAGCAGGATGTTCTTGGTCAGCGGTGTAATCTCCGGGCCTGCCAGCAGTTCATCAAAGCTTGTGGCATTTTCAATAACTTCATGCATGGACATCTTACTTCACCTCCATGATATGGTTTGCATAGTTTGCAACCTCTTCGATATTGGCAGCCTTCTGAGCTGCTTCATTCTTGGTTCCGGCCTGTGGTGTAGGTAACACGCCGTTAGCGCCGGAATCCGAGTTATCCTGCAGCATGGCCATGAACTGTTCATACATGTTCTTCGTCTGCGTGTCCTGCGTAGCAGGTTCCTGCTGCGGAATTGCATCCACATAAGGTTTCACGCTATCAGCTGTGGCACCATTAGCCTTTGCCGTCTCGATGATGGCATCTACGGCAGGATTTCCGTTTTTCAAAGCCTCCAAATCCGCTACGCGCTTACGTTCCTCCGCCAGGATTGCTTCCTTGGAATCTGAAGGTGCCGTATTCTGCGGAACTGTCGGCGCCGGCGGCGTATTATTCGGCTGCGAATTGGTAAATTTATTCATGAAGCTTTGCAACTTCTTCATGAATTCATTATCGTTCATAGTTGGTTCACTCCTTTTCGGGATATTGTTTTTGATAAGCTCTTGTAAACTTGCAGCATTCTGAAAGCGGTCAAGTTTGCAAGATACGGAATTGAGGAACAGCATGTTGCCTTCCAACCGGTTTTCGATAGGGATAGCCTCCACCACCTCATCCACAAAGCCGTATTCCTTTGCCGTCTGAGCCGTCATCCATTCCTCATTGTCCATCTTATGCTTGAGCTGCACTTCGGAAAGCACATCTTTTACCCTTGCCATATAGACATTGACAATCGTCTGCTTTACCGTAGTAAGGCTTGCAGACAATTTATCCAGCTGAGGGGCATCGAAATAGCCCAGCATAGCCGATTTTGGGTTGTGAATCATGTAGATTGTATTGGTCGGCATGATTACACTGTCCCCGGCACAGGCAATGATTGTGGCCGCACTGGCGCACATACCGTCAATGTACATGGTGACTTTGCCGGTGTAGTTCTTCAGCTGGTTGTAGATGGCCTGAGCAGCAAATACATCGCCGCCGGGAGAATTGATGTGTACAGCCAAATCTTTGCCCTCACAGGTAAGCAAATCCTCATGGAACTGCTTAGGAGTCACTTCATCGCCCCACCAGCTCACGTCCGAAATCTCACCATAAAGCAACAGTTCTGCTGTTTCGCTTTCCGCTTCATTGCGGAACTCCCAAAAATTCTTCTTAGGCATTTTCTTCACCCCCTCCCTGTCCTTTGTTATTGCCAAGCATGGCTCCGGCCAATACTTCAGGATTGCTCTCCGGCAATCCCAGTTCTCTTATACGGGCCTGTTCCCAAGCAAGCTGATCAAGATTTTCCTCGAAATCTGTACCGGTCATTTCGGCGGCTTCCCGTTCGCGGGTAGACAGACCATACTGTACACGCAAGGCACTGCCTGTGATGTCTTTTACCGGGTCAAGGATACTCATTGTCGGGCCATACCAGTCAGCATGACACCACGCCGCCCGCAAAGCCGGGTCTTCGAAGAATCCTGGTGCTTCTATCCTCCCGATGGCCACCGCCTCCGTCAACCAAGATTCATAGACCGGCTGGCAGAAATCTCTGGCGAACCATGTACGCCGCAGTTTGAATTCTTCCCACGCCTGCAGCATCGCCGCCCGCGATGCGCTGTAGGAACTGGTGAAGTTCTTCATGATGACTTCGTACGGCACACCGATTGCCGCGCCGATTTGTTTGATAAGCTGTGACACAAACGGGTCAAAAGTAGACATGCTGCGCCCTGCATCCACGGCCTTCACGTCTACGCCAGCGGGCAAAGCATTGAGTGTGCCCGGCCCTAAGCCATATTCAGACACATCCACCACCGGTGCATTGGGGTCACGCCCTTCTTCTCCAGCCCATGCGTCCGGAGCAGGCATCTCATTTGAGCCTGTAGGATTATTGGTGAAGAACAAGGCAAAGAAACTCTTGATGATGGCCGCTGTCAATTCTGCATTGGTGTAGCGGCTGACCTGCTTTAATGTCTCGATAACCGGGGCCAGATAGGGAATACCCCGATACTGTTCCGACCGCAGGTCATGACATATCTGCACAATATTCGGCATACCGGATAAGTCACCAAAGGCCTTTACTCGCACCCATTTTTCCAGCCGAGCAATGTCCACCGGGTCGCCTTGCACCTTATTGCACACCCAATAGGCTTCCACGGCTCCATCCGTGTCAATCTCCACCCCGCTGACAATCCGATTGCCAGTCTCGGGGGATATCATCTCTACGGAGTACGGGCCTAATGCCCCCGGGAAAAAGCCGTCCATCGGGTTAGATATACGATTTCCCTCCAGAATCTGCAGCCGCAGGGAATACGGCATATAGGATGTTGGTGCTTTGCGCCGGAAAAGAGCAAAGGCATCACCATCCACGAGATAGGACTCGTAAGCTATATCCTGAAGGTCATAAAAATTATTGCGCTGGTACAGGTCACAGTGCTTGGAAGCCGCCCACAGGTCAAATTCCCTCCGGGCTTTCTTCTGCCATGCTCTTGCTTCCTCATGGGATATGCCCAATTCTAGATAGCGGATACGCGGGAAGACCTTCAGCCCTGCCCCCACCGTGTGAATGGCACTGGTCTGTATGGCCGCTGCACCAACGGGGGTATTGATGGCCTGGTCAGCCGACCGGTTCCTAAGCAGTGGCAGATTGGCATCTATGTCCGATTTCGCTGATAATCGCAATGGCAGATACGATTTCAGGATGTTACTGGTGCGTGATGCGCCGCCCTCGCTGTACCCGCTATTCTTGAATTGAGTCTGCGACTCCCCTTTGTGGGAATCCGTGGGCATCCGTGCCCTGGCTTTGGTATTTCTTTTTCTTTTGCTCATGCTTACATCACCCCATAAAAACCACGCGCTTGGATACGCCCCGGGATTTCCCCATCAGAGCCTCCAGTTCATCTTCTAGCTGGCTGATAGTCTTATGGATTTCCGCTAAATTTGCCCGGGTGAGCTGGCGATTGCCAATCGTGTAAGACTGCGCCCCGGCGAGTATACGCCGTTCGGCCTCATAGTACAGCTCCAAACGAGCCTGTACTGTAGTTACCGTTCTTGCCATGTTGTCAACTCCTTTCGGGCAAACAAAAAGAGCAATGCAAACAATCACATTGCTCATTATTTTCAGTCAAAACAAATTCACGCTGCGGGATTTTGGCTTTGTCTTTGGCTGTTGGCTTCTGGCTTTAGCCTTCGGTTGCGCTTTCTTCTTCGGCTGCGCATAATCCGGCACATCTACACCGAACTCTTTGGCCGTCTGCACTAGATTCACATATGGCAGGCAGGTCTTCAGACAAGCCAGATTGTACACGCGCAAATCGAGTGGTTCATTGCGGATATCCCGCTTAATTGGCTCCCATATCACCTGCACGATACCGCCCTTAGTGACGGCTTTCCGCTGTTCTGCTATGATGCCCTTGAAATACAGCTCATCATAGCCGCGCTTCCCCATGAAATCATCATCCAGAGGGAAGTGAAAGTATTGTGCTCCCGGCTTCTCCAGTCCCAGTCGCGTCATGACTTGCTGCTTGCCATCGTTTACCCCCAGAAACTGCAGCGGGATGTTGTAGCCTTTCCTGTCCTTGCTGGTTCTGTAGACCAACGGCAAACCCGGCTTATTGGCATAACCTTTGATGCCAATGCGTTGCTTGTATAGATTCCGCTTGCAATACTCATAAACGGATTGCGTAGAAAGGCCGCCTGTATCGATGAAGGTACGCAGGATTTTCAAAGCATTGCCATCCGCGAAATGATAAGGTCGGTCAAGAATACCATCCAGCAGTTTCCAGACTTTCGGATGGTCGGGATTACCCGGGATAATACCTTTCTGGATTCCCCAACATTCTTCGCCAAAGCCCCAGCCGCATATCTCGTATTCCAGGCGGTTGCCCTGCACGTCTACTGCTGCTGTAAGCAGCAGCACTCCATGCGGGAGTTCTGCATCATACTTTTCCCGACGGCGCAAAAACTGCGTTTCATCGTCAAAGGCACCAATCATGTGATAGGTCTCGCCAAAGCGGGTATTGACCACAACCTTTTCGCGCTGCGGGTCTCCACGTGCCTCATGCCATTCCTTCATGATTTCTGCCCAGCTTATCCACGGTGACGAAAAGCCATTGATGAAAAACGAGCGGATGCCGTTCTCCAGTGCAATCGGATTCTGCACCACATATCGCTGTGGTGCATCCTTCATCTGCCGCTCACCAAACTTATAGCCGCAGTCAGGGCATCGCCAAAGCACTTCGCGGATAACGTATGTCTTGTTGCCGTCTTTATCGCTGCTCTCCACCATGTCCGGGCATTCCATGTCAACGTGACGGAGTACATGGTATTCGCCGCAATTCGGACATGCATGCCGCCATTCTTCTTGAGTTCCTGCCAGATACTCTTTTTCTATACGGCTGGCTTTCTCAATGGTTGGTGTCGAAAACAGCCCGGACACATGATTCCAGAATGTTGTCATACGCTTTGATGCCAAATCTACCGGATCACCTTCCACACCCGCGGATGCAGCAAAGCGGTCAACTTCATCCGCCAGCAGAACACGAACAACACGTGATGCTAACCCTGCCGGAGAATTAGAGCCAGCCATAAACAACCGCCCACCAGGGAAAATCTTCGACAGAATTGTGTTGTTGCTGTCCCGGATACCCGTGGACTTCACCTGTTCCTGCTCCTTGACCTTGTAGAAAATGTTGTTCAGCACTTTCGTGTCCTGAATCATCGGAGCGATGCGGGACTTTGAATAATCCTGCGCCATCTCCACAGTGGGCTGAATCATCATGATAGGCGCCGGATCAAGATGTGCAAAGCGACCAACAACGTTGTTCATGATGTCCGACTTGCCAATCTGCGCCGCTGATTTCACCACCACACGATGCACGCCCGGCTGTGTAAAGGCGTCCATGATTTCCCGCTGATATTCTGCCCTTGAGGTCTTCCACCGCCCCGGCTCTGCGTTCCCCTGAGAAATAAAGCGATAAGTATCCGCCCACTCGCTAACGCTGGTTTTCGGCAGCGGCTTGAGACCTTTGCGGTAAGTGTACCGCCAAAGCTCAATCCCTTTCTTCATCGCCATCTTCCTCGAATTCTTCTGAGAACATCTCCGGGGTGTATTCGGACAGCTCAGCAAGCTTTTCCTCGATTTCCTGCGTCATGACTTCGTAGATGTGTTCTTTGTCCATACCTTCAATTTGCGGTGCCAATTTGGACGGCAAACCTAAAAGCTGTGTGCGAAGGTTGGAGAGCTGCTCCGTAATGACCAGTTCCACAGTCTTGGCATCATAGACGCGATTTTCCATCTTCGCAATCTTCAGTTCCGCAATCTGTCGTCTGGCCCGTTCGTGTTTGGCCTTTTCTTCCCAGTAGTCCACATCATCGCCATCGCCATTCCCCTTGGGGGTGCTGTTCTGAAAGTAATTCTTCAAGCTGTCAAAGAGCAGCACCGCTCCGGCATGGTTGTTTTGGTCCTTGACCATCACGCCATCTTTCACGAGCTGATTCACTCTCTGAGCAGATACACCGAGCGCCTGCGCTAGGGCTCTCTGCTTTACGGATATCTCCTTGACATTTCCCGATACCAACACCTTCATGCGCCCCCTTACTTGATTTTTTTTCGAGTTGACGCGCGCGCGTCATTCGTTGGTGTGTTTTTTTCAGGCCACCGGCAAAAAGTAAATCAAGCAATAAAAAAAATTTATACCTAGCCAAATGGCGGGCTCGAAAGTCAACCGCACGTCTGCCCCCTGGCTGGAAGAACCTACCACCACTCCCGCCCGCCAGAGCGATTGCGACAAACAAAAAAGGCACTATCTGTTTCGACAGTGCCTTGCTTTTGGTCATAGTTTTTCCATGTGCTTAGTATAGCACAAGAATTTCACGCCGTAAATATCATCTTTTTTCACGCCAAACTTATCACCAAGCATAGCGTCTTCCATGTCTTATGATGTGCTTATAATGTGCTTTCGATAGCTCGCAAGCCTTTGCACAAGGCTTGCGCCCTGCCTTGTCAATCGCTCTAACGGAGTTTACCACACAGCATTGCCTGCTTTAGCCTCTGCTATATGCTTGGCAAAGACTTGAAGCCCTTATTCTTCAAGGCTTGCGGGCTTTTTCGTCTTCGTTTCTGGTCGTTCAGTTACTTTGATTTCTGTGATTACCGGTCTCGGATTCCGTGGTTCCCTGTCCATGTATTCCCGCTTGATTTTCACAGCTGCCTTTATCCGTGCCTCTTCCATATCCTTAGCCCATACGCCGATAGTATAACAGTTAGTCAGACCAATCGTGGCATAATATAGCTTCTCTTCTTGCTCACTCAACAAGAAACACCTCTCTGTGGTTATGCCCTTTGCAACGTTTCCTATGGGCTGGAGATGTCATATACCGGACCGTTTCCACGGTTATCCCCATCTCCTTGGCAATTTCTTTAATCGTCCCCATAGCCAGTAATTCATCCCCTTTATACATGGCATAGATTCCAGGTTTCCTGCCTGCAGTCATTTTCCTTCACCCCCACTACATCATTGTCCTTCGCATCCATTTTCGTGCAGCTATTACATTTGAATCATTCATGCCTGCCGCTATCGCTTTGGCCATATATTCCCGTTGTTTAGCCAGGTGTTCTTCACAAAAATAATATCCTGGTACGGCAGGCTTTGAGCACCGCCGGCAGATACGTAGCTCTTGCCTCAGACCATGGGGTAATGTTCTCCCGCTAGAATGTCTCCTTGCCAAAGTTCTTCGATTATCCCTCAAGGCGCATTCCAGACATTGCACTTTTCCCGGACGTGCCGGGCGGCCGCAACGGCACAGCCCTTTCTCTTTCATCCGCTTATTACGCTCTTTTTGTTCTCTATTTATTTCATCACGCTTTGCCGCTCTACGTTCAGCAGCACGGGCACGGCTTTTTTCAGCG